TTATTAACTGGTAATAAAAATATTGCAATCGGTAGGTTAGCTTTATCATCTTCTCAAGATGCAGATAATTGTATAGCTATCGGATATGCGGCAATGAACGCAGATAATGTTGCGGCAAGTGATGGAAGTATAGCGATAGGGTATGCCGCAATGAACAATCTCACAAGTGGAGCTGGTAATGTCGGTGTGGGTTACGAAGTTTTAAATGATGTCACGACAGGAGAACAGAACACAGCAGTTGGTTTTTATTCTTTAGATGCAGAAGTGGATGGAGATAAATCAACTGCCGTAGGGTATCAAGCATTAACAGCACAGACAGGAACAAGTGGAACTGTGGGGAACACAGCAGTCGGATTTCAGGCGGGTAGTAACATAACCACGGGTATAGAGAACACCATTTTAGGTGCATTTTCTACTATATCAGCAGTTGGCGGTCAAAATCAAACAGTTATTGGTTCTGGTGTAACAGGAACTGGTAATAATGAAATTGCATTAGGAAATACAAGTATATCAGCTATTAAAGCACAAGTTTCAAGCATAACTGCATATTCTTCAGATGAAAGAACAAAGAAAGATATAGCAGATTATGATTTAAAAGGTGTTGATTTTATAAAAGAATTAAACCTTAAAACATATATCTACAAAAACCCAGCAGATTTTCCAGATGAAATAAGAGATAGTAAATGGGATGAGGATGGAGTAGAAAGGCTAGAAGACCCAACAGAAACACAAGTTGGGTTAATTGCACAAGAAGTTGAATCGGCACTTGCAAAACATAGTGTTGGAAATACAGAAACTTATGCACCTACCCAAGATAGTGGTATTAAGACTTTAACTTATGGAAATCTTATTTTTCCTTTAATAAAGGCTGTACAAGAATTATCTGCAAGAGTAGAAGAATTAGAAGGTAAATAATATGTGTAAATGTTGTAAATGCAAGAATTGTAATTGTTAACTAAACAAGGAGTCAAACAATGGCTAAAGAAAAAAAAGAAAAGCCAGTTATTAATCTTGATGGTAAAGAATATATCATTGAGGACTTAACTGATGAACAGAAGATGATGGTAAATCATATAAACGACATACAAAACAAACAAGCATCCAATGGTTTTATTGCAGACCAACTAAGAGTAGGTCACGATGCATTTGTTAAGATGTTGAAAGAATCATTAGAGGTTGAAGAAGAGTGATTATTAGATGCGCCCATGATAATGATGTTGTGATCCACTTGAATAGTAAGCAAGGTATGACTAAAAATTTAAAGCTCAATGATGGTACACTATTCTCGTTAACCTATCCTAGTAGTAAAAAGTATTTTTTACGCGTAGGTGAGGATATAATTAAAAGATCAGACAGCTTCAAAACCATTGAAGAAGAGTACGTAAAACAATGCGACTCTTTAAAGGATTCAGATAATCATGGGCGCATCGATATTGTAAAACATAAAATTATTGAAAACAAGGTAGTTAATCGATGAATAGTCCTTTGGCAAAACTAGTAGCGTGGCAACAACGCACAGCGCAACTGGATGGGTGGACCGCATATCATCTCGCAGCAGGCGCATTTCTTTGCAAGATATTCCAATGGTGCGGATGGTCTGATTTATGGTGCGTTTTAGGCGTATTGATAGTTGGTATAGCTTGGGAAGTGTTTGAGTGGTATATAGAGAATTACAAGCCTTATGGCACAAAAGAAAGATGGTTGTACAATACGTTATCGGATATATTTGTAGAAACTGCCATAGCCTGGTGGATGGTATTATGAAAATAAATTATGAAGTAGATTATGAAATTAGTACATCTTATGATATTTCTGTTGTTTACACTTTCCAGTCTTAATTGTTCTGGTGGTTGGAGTATTGCTGGGTGGCAAATATCGCCTAGTGATTCTAATACAGTGTTCATAGAAATCATGGATACAGATTCGGTTTTGCATTATTACTACAATGGTATTTATGAAACAAATTGGTGTTGGTTGCATGAACAATTTGAAGACGTAAAGAGAGTTAATGAGTGAAAAACCAAATACCGCTAGAAGTTACAGGACTGCTATTCTTGATGATAATGCCATTGTTAGCATTAATCTTAAATGGTTGGGTCAAATTTGTGTTCTCATTGCCTGTCTTGTCTATGGGTACTGGCAAGTTGAAAGTCGGATTAAGGCGTTGGAAAATAAAGTGGCTACTGCTGATGAACAAATTGAAAACTTACTTAGTAAACATATCGTGGAAGAGCGGATTGAGCGAGAAGAGTTGGCAGAAAAAGTGAAGTTTTACGAAAAAGAATTGAACTTAAACCCATTTAGTTGGAAAAAGAAACGAGGTAAGAAGTAATGGACTGGTTGGCCGCATATCAAGAAGGCGGAATGGTGCTTGTGGTTGGAATGATGTTTGTGTATTTAGTAGTCTCAATGTCAAAAAAAAACGAAGCGCAGCAAGACGCGTTAGAAAATTTAAAAATTGAAAACAAAGGACAGAGTGAAACGCTTGAAAATATGGAAGGCATGGTAATAAAACTTATTAACAGATGGAATCAATCCGATGACAAACTGGATCGCAAATTTGATGCGCTTACCAAAGAGGTCAACGACCTAGACAATCAAATATCAGAAGTAAAAGGTTCTTTAAGCAGAATCAATGGCAGACATTAATGGATACTTTAAAAGTAGCAGCAATTAGCTTTAGTAATTATGCGATTGGACTTACGCAAGTTCACGAGCTTTTGCAGGTTGTCGTGGCGTTGTTATCGATTATCTTATTATTAATGAACATAAAAAAAGGAAAATAGTATGTTAATGAAAATGATAGCGGATGAATTACTATCCGATAAGACTGGTGAAGAAATCATTGATGAAATCAATAAAGCAGTTGATATACCAATTATTTCTGAAAAAACTGAGAAGGCAATTTTAGAAGCACTCTGGAAAGTAATTAAAAACGTACTGCTTAAAAAAATAGGATTATAGTGGCAGTACCTGCGCGAGTTAGAGCAACCATGCGTAGGCTTAACCTACGCGGAGTGAACAAACCAAAGCGTACTCCTGGACATAAGACTAAGTCACATGTAGTAATGGCAAAGTCTGGTAACAGATATAAGTTGATACGCTTTGGTCAGCAAGGTGCTAAAACCGCAGGTAAACCACGTAAAGGTGAGTCAGCAAGGATGAAGGCAAAGCGCAAATCTTTTAAGGCAAGACATGCTAAGAACATTGCTAAAGGTCGCATGAGCGCAGCCTTTTGGGCGGACCGCGTTAAATGGAGCTAACATGAAAGTAAAAGGTATTAGTGTAACAGGATTAAGTAAACGTCAGGTCGCAGCAATGCGCAGACACGCAAGACATCACACTGCAAAACATTTACGCTCTATGGTAACAGCAATGCGCAAAGGAGCTACGTTTAGTCAATCACATACCAGTGCGATGAGAAAGGTGGGTAAATGAAGAAAAAACGTAAATCGCGTGTAAATGAAGCAGGCAATTACACAAAGCCTGCATTAAGAAAAAGATTATTTTATAGAATCAAGGCTGGTAACAAGGGCGGCAGGAGTGGAACTTGGTCTGCCAGAAAATCGCAGATGTTAGCCTTGGCATATAAACGCGCAGGCGGTGGATACAGATAATGGCGTTGAAGAAGTCACAGAAAAGTTTACGAAAGTGGACACAGCAAAAATGGGGTTACGTCACAAAAGGTGATGAGAAAAAGCCACGTAGAAAGCGCGGTAGGTACTTACCTGCCAGTGTCCGCAAAGGATTAACAAAATCACAGAGAGCTTATGAGAATAGGCTAAAGCGCGCTGCAAACAAGAAAGGTAAGCAACGCGCAAGGTACAGTAAAAGAACAAGAAGTAAAGTAAGGAGCGCATGATGCCATACCATTATGGAAAGAAAAAGAAGAAAGGTAAAAAGAAGAAGAATAAGATGAAGCGTAGGATGAAGCGCAAATGATTAATCCAGACCAAATGAAAGGACTCATCAAGCGTGTCTTGCAGAAGATAGACCTATATTCTTCTGAAGCAGCGGAGTTCATTTATAACATAGGTTTGGTAGAGTCAAAGTACGTCTATTTGGAGCAGATAAAAGGC